GAGCAACTAATTTGAAAACAACAAATTAAAACAAATGGCACGAGGCCCAGGTAAGGGAAATACAAACAATCCGAAGGGTAGGACTAAAGGATCGCCAAATAAAACTACCAAAGAAGCAAGAGAATTACTTGAACAGATACTGCTTGGTCAAGTTGATAATATTAAAACGGCACTTGAAGCAATCAAAATTAAAGACCCTGCGAAATATCTGGATGCCTGTTCAAAATTATTTACCTATGTATTACCAAAGAAAACAGATATAACATCTGACGGAGAACGCATAAATATTATTTGGAAAGATAAAAAATGAATTGTGAGGTATTTAAAACAAAGATATTTGATAAAAATCTGGAGGCGAAAACCAGATATGTTTTAAACGAAGGTGGTAGTAGAAGTTCAAAAACATATAGTATAAATCAAGTAATATATGATTTAGCAGTAGAAGATAAAATACCTACAATAAACAGTATAGTATCAGAGACGATGCCACATCTGCGCAAAGGTGCTATGCGTGACTTCTTTTTATTTCTTAAAAACAATAATCTCTATCACGAAAAATATCACAACAAATCTGATAATATCTATCAAGTAAATAAGTCAATCATTGAATTTTTTTCAGTTGACACCCCCGGCAAAGTTCATGGCCCGGAACGAGATCGCTTGTTTGTTAATGAACTTCAGTATATTGATTATGATACATTTTTTCATTTATCACAGAGAACCAGAAAACAGATTTATGCGGATTGGAATCCTGTAAGTGAATTTTGGGTTTATGAACAATACATTAATAATGTTCAATATAAAGAAGATATAACTTTAATTCATTCAACGTTACATGATAATCCATTTTTGGCCCCAGAAATAAAGAAGGATATTCTTTTACGTGCTGCCAGAGACCCGAATTATAAACGGGTCTATCTTGAAGGTTTGATAGGTCAACTTGAAGGGGTGATTTATCCAAATTGGAGTTATGGCGATTTTGATAATTCTTTAGTATATGGATTCGGCCTGGACTTTGGTTTTCATCCCGATCCTGATGCGATGGTTAAGATTGCGATAGATGAAAAGAACCGAAAGATTTATGCAAAGGAATGTTTTTATCTGAATAATTTACAAATATCAGATTTAAAAACAGAAGCTAAGTTATATGCAAAGTCTCATGAATTGATTATTGCAGATTCAGCAGATCCAAGAATGATTTCAGAGTTAAGGGGATCCGGATTAAACATTAAAGGAGTTATTAAGGCGGAGGGCTGTGTGATTGAAGGGATTCGCTTAGTACAGGATTATGATATTATAACTGACAAGGAATCTACGAACTTAGTTAAGGAGCTCAGGAACCATACATGGAATGATAAAAAGGCCGGTATCCCGAACAAAGGATTCAATCATTTGCTTTCCGGTATTCGTTATTTCGCTCAAAGCACAACAGCAAGAAAAGACTCACATCAGCAATGGCACGGATAACTAATATATAAAACTATGGCAACAAGAAAAACGTTTATTGATGAAGAAAATAACGAGATTACACCTTACTTAGTAAGTGGCAACTTATTTTTAAAAATTAAGTTTGCAGAATCTACTGATATTGATCGCAGCATTGTACTATCAGGAGAGGATGCAAAGGAATTTATAATGGAATTATATCGTATTAAAAAGAAGATTAATTGAAATTAATTCCATTAAATAAACTTTCTCTTAAAGAGATGATGCTGAATTTTCAGTATTACACTGGATTGCCTGACGGACTGATACAATTGCCATTACCGGAATATCTCAGGATCAATCGCAGGAAGTTTTCTATCCCTCAAAATCTTAAAGAATTTACAGATGGGTTATGTTATGGTCAAAGGATATTCCTTACACAGAAGGAAGATAATGACTTTGGGTTAATCATCAGGGTGATTGACGGATGTTATTATTCTTTAACGACTAAACATAAATGGGATGCGGATAAAGCATTATTGTTCGGTAAGGATGTCTTATCCTGTAATGTCAGTGATTTATATCCGGTTGCCATACATTTGATTGCACTTGTAAGCGAGATGACAGAACGTGAACAGAAACTTCTTTATCGCGAACCTTCCAAGATTGAAAAGGCTGCAGGGATTGAAAAACTTAATGTGTTTAGTGATCTGACCTCTTTGGACTTCCTCCGGGATGCAATGAAGGTAACAGTCCCTGAAGTATTATTAACTCCTTATAACGAGTGTTTAGTCAGGTTTATGATAGCAAAAGAACAAGCAGATTTTCAGGAACGATATTATGAACTGATGAAACAAAATAGTGAATCTAAATCGAAGTTTAAATGATAACAGCAAAAATAAAACAGATACTTACTGATTCCGGGTGTACGCTTGTGATTTACGAACAGGACAAACTTGCAAATCTTTATACTGATCAGAGCGATCAATTTGATATTATAGGAGTAATCATGCAACCTAATGAGATAACTCTTGAAGTCAAAGCAAATGCGATCCTTGAACATTACAATCCGCTCACTATTGATATTATTAGTCAGGTACGATTGGAAGATACAGCTGATAACAATGAGGTAAGACTTCAGCAACTTCTTGACATTTGTAAAGATATAATAGTAAGGTTAATTTATGATTCACAACTCAATCCGCTTGAAGGATTCAAGTTCAAACCACTTACAATTACTAAAGTTCTTGAAACAAAATATGATGCAAATGTCATTGGTTGGACCATGCCTCTCGATTTGATTCGTTTTAAAAATGAGGACAAAGACTTTTGCATTCCTCCTGTCCTGCCTATTGCGCTTGTTGCACCAATAGCATTTTCAGTTACTGTCTTTTCATTTTCTCAAATTAATCTTGCATGGGTAAATAATCCTTCAGGGCAAGATGTGGTTATTGAAAGATCATTGGACGGTAATACATTCGTTGAGATATACAGAACAATTCCCGGGGCAGTAACTTATTCCAATACAGGACTAACAGCCGGGACGCGTTATTATTATCGTATAAGGGCTTTTAGCGGTACCGATTATTCTGTTTATACAAATGTTGAAGATGCTGTTCCTACTTTAAGTATTGGTCCCGGGGGTGTAGTTGATACACATACAGTAGCATGGTTTATTGCAGATGATTTAACAACTATTACAAAAGATGGTTCAAATTTTGTCTCAATGTGGAATGATAAAATGGGTACCGGTCATGATTTATTGCAGGCAACTGGTACTAACCAGCCTCTTTGGTCAGCAACAGGTATATTATTCGATGGCATTGATAATTTTATGAAGTGTGTGGCATTTACTTTAATAAGACCTACAAAGATTTATATAGTTCTTAACCAAAAAACATGGACCATAAATGATGTACTCTTTGATGGTAATGCAATAGCTACCGGGCAAATAATACAATGGACATCTACACCAAATATTCGGGCAAGTGGTGGCGTTCAAAGTTCTTCACTCGCAACATTAGCAGTAAATACATGGGGCATTATAAGACTCACATTTGGCACTATTCAGATTGGCAGTTCTTTTAAACATGGAATAAATATACCAGCAGTAGGCGGTTTTGGTACAAATAATATGAATGGTTTTACTCTTGGTGCCAATGGCACACCTGATGCATATGGGAATGTGGAAGTAAAGGAAATTATTATTAGAAATATTGATGATAACTCCATAGATGATACATTGATATATAATTATTTAAAAACTAAATATACTTTATAATGTTAGCAATATTTTACACGGAGAAAGATGCAGTCATATTTTCAGATAAGATTCATAAATTCCTGAAAAAAAACAGGAAAGATTATCACGCTGAAAAATGGGCAGAGCTATATAAACATGAGACAGAAGAAAAATGGATGGTAAAAGTACCTTCAGATTATCAGAAATATCCTATAAAAATGACTATTGATGCAACTTGTAAAGAACAGATACCAATATCATCTGCAAAAGAATTTCTAAGCACATGGAAAATTAAAGAAATATCAAAGTGAAAAGAGATTTAACAGGGTATATGCCTTTTGTATTGTTTGGAGTAATTGTTATACTAATAATTATTGGTGTATGGTTGGGATAGACTTAAAACCGGAACTTGAAGAAATGGTCAAACTGATTGGATATCGCAATTCCTATTCAGGAAACAAGATCAGTGATTCTATTATGAAGATGTTCACGGTTGAAATTAGTGAGCTTCATGATGGGATATTAGTTCCGTACTGGCTTGGAGTTTTAGAGAGAGGACGGGGGCCGAGAAAGTCAAACGTAGATACCGGGCTTTATAAAAGGATAAAAAAGTGGATGGCTAAAAGGAATATGTTTAAATCTAAAACTGCAAAGGGTCGAGATAATGAGGCTAAGCAAATGACATGGTATATTAATCATTACGGTAATAAGCAATTTAATAGGGGAAACCCTATCTTTGTTGACATATACACATCAGTTCGCAAACAGACAATAGAGAAAATCAACAAGAAGTTTTCAGATAAAATAAACCAAATAACTTACGATATATTATGAAAGATACATTAGATAAATTGTTAGCATTTGAAAAGGAATTATTTAAAGAAGATATTAGGAAGTTAACAAAACGTAATAAAAGACGACTGCAAAATAAATATCTTAAAATACTAAGTAATTCAATGAAGAAATATAGAAAGAGTGGGATGAAGCTTTTTGCTAAAAAAACAAAAGTCAGCGCAGCGACTCTTATATTTTTAGTAGGGGAAAAATAAGAAATTCAATGATAAGATTGGACAAATTACAATGGATATATTATGAATAAAATTACTTTACAGGAACAAAAGGAAGTTTACATGTCTGTCATTACAGAACTCGTAAAAGAAAAAGATAAATATGAATATCGGTATAAACATCCATTACCTAAAGGATGGATTTATGCTGATGGATTCCCAGATATTTTAATTAAAGGATAAATGATAACACTAATAAACACTCCGGCATATAAACCATTAGACCCTGCACTAACTTGTCGGTGGTTAGCAACTGAAAGTCCTAATAATTTTAGATTATTAAGACAGGATTGGATTATTATAAATTCAAGCCAAAGTGGAAATTTTCTTGCCATTGAAGTTGACCATAATTATACTCCTGTTGCCGGGAATAATATTACAGTAGTTGATGTTTCGGGTAATATTTATACTGGATTAATTACGACTGTTACTGACCCCACTAATTTGATTACAAATATTATATGGACTTCTGTGATTGACACTCCTTCATACATGAATGATAACACTTTACACGGAGGTTATTACTTTGAAGGTCGGTTAACTGTGAATGGAGTGCTTTACCCTTTGACCATTATTGCTTCACCGGATTCATTTGGTTATGCTGATCTTGATGTGTCAGGGATTTTAAGGATTGTCACTTCACTTGGTAAGGTAGGGGATTACACTTCAAGAATAACGAAAGAATACACTAAGTCCGGGAATTTCTCTCTCGAATACCGTGAATGCTGGTATGGAAGCAATGAAGCATGGGAGGGTGATATAATTACTTCTCCTATAACTTCCCCGCCTATTTTCAATATCTGGTATTATGGCGAGTGTGTACGAAGTGAAGAGCAAGGATCGAATCTGCATGATTATGTCACAAATTCTTTGAATCCCGCACCATTCCTGAATCAGTTTGATCAGCCTGTTTATTTTCTTGGTTTGCCTTTTGATCTGTCATTCATCTTGCCGGAACTTGGTACGGTAAGTCCGCCAACTGATATACATGTTGAAATATTTGTTCGTGATAGAAGTGATACTATACTTTATACGATATTCGATGCTGATGTAAGTTTAATTTTGCCTGATGGCACTTCACTTGATGGCTTCATAAACTCTTTACTTATTGACTTGCCGACATTACCAGTAGGCGCCGTTTATATAACCGCAGAAATAACAATATGAAAATTGGTTTATTAAATATTGCAGCCGTAGGAGAAACACCTAATTATGCCCTTCAAAGGATTCCTATTAAGAAAGTCTGTGACGGATATTATTTACGGTGGTATTATAATGGATGGCATTACTGGTTTTTTTTACCTGGTACTCTTACAGTAGTTACTGAAGGTGAAAAATACAGGACAATCGGAACCCGAAAGATTGCAATGGGATCAGGTCAGGTCACGCGTGGTCAGGTTTTAGGGTTAAGGACAATAATGTACACACGTGAAGTATCACTTCTTACCATTGCTGGTTGGATGAACATACGCATTGAGCCAGGGACATTAAGTATTTATGATAATCAGTTAGCGGGTGCAGAGATTGAATTTATTGCAGTGATCGGGAGTAAAGAAATATCTTATGGGGATGGTTATACTCCTGTAAATATTATCCCGGTCGTTCCGTCTCAATATGTAACTTGTGAAGTCGTAATAGGCACTCAGATTTGGGCTTGTAAAAATTACGATTCTAATTATCCCGCATCAAAAGTCTATAATGATGATGAGGCAAACCGAATAAAATATGGAGGATTATATACTTATCTTCAGATTATGTCATCAGGATTTGTTCCGGCAGGTTGGCATGTACCTACACTTGCAGAATGGAAAATATTAATTGATTTTGTCGGAAATGATACGGATGCCGGCGGTATATTAAAGGAAAAAGGAACTACTTACTGGAACCCAGGGATTGACGGTACTAATGATTATTCCTTTGGGGCAAGAGGTGGGGGACATTATCCTCCATTTGCAGATATATTAGTAGCTGGTTATTATTGGACAGCAACTGAGGCATTTGCAAGTTCTGCTTATCATTTGTGTTTTAGATATAATACGGTAGCGCTAGCAAGTACTGGTTATATTGCATCTAAAAGTATGTTTGCATCAGTGCGGTTAATAAAAGATACTCCTGCCGTTCCTTTTAATGATTGGTTCCTTCCTTCAAAGGATGAGTTAAATGCAATGTATACTGAATTGGTTTTATATTTAGTTGGAAATTGGATTAATTTTGGATTTTGGACATCCAGTGAATATGATGCAGATCAAGTATGGTGGCAATCAATGCAAACTGGTGTACAGAATTATTATCATTTCAAAAATGATAA